AAATCTACACTATTATACACAATAAATGCTAAGTATATTGTAGGTTTTAGAGATGATGTTTCAAAACGAAACACTAATGTTTCAAATTGGAACACCGGTGTTTCTGATAGGTCACTATTAGAAGAACTATCATATAAAACTAGCATTAGTAACTTTATAAGAGTTCTTGCAGAAGGTGGTAGCGATACGAACCATATTATAGAACAAATAGCGTATGAATACCCCCCTGAACAGCTTAAGAAAGCTATTGATAATAATGACAACCCATACCTTTGTAAGAAGGCTCTTGAAATACAAGAGGATAAAAAAAAAACTTATATAAGTATTGATCCTAAAATAGTGGATAATGTGCGAAAGAAAACTAATTATTTTTATAAGAATAAGGTAGCAAAGAATAAGAAAGAATATGGCAGGGTTCAAGCAACGAAAAGTTTTCTGTCAAGGTCTAACAAGAAGAAGTAAAAGACCTTGTTTAGCAAAAGGATATTTAACAGCCAATGGAAAATATTTATGTAGGTTTCATGGCGGAAATAATATAAAAGGTTTCAATCAACCAAACTATACAGATGAAACAAGAATCAAACAACTCTCAAAGCTCAGACAGTTTAGAGACAAATCAATCCAAGAAATTAGAGACTACTACAACAACAAAGTCAAACCTAGAATTGGAACTAATAAAAAATCAAGATATTATTATAAGCAACTTAGTAGACGGAAAGACCCTTACAGAAATAGTGCAAGACAAAAACCTTCCTGTCTCACCGATGAGCTTACAAAAGTTTTACAGCATCTTAAAGAAAAACAAAGACCTCAACGATAAGATAGTTGAAGCTCGTAAGATTGGTATTCAAACATTAATAGATAAACTGTTACAAATATTCCAATACCAAGAGGTTGAAAATCCAAATCAAATACTATGGATCAGAGAAAAAACAAAGTTTATTCAATACCTAGCTGGGAAGCTAACCGATCTTTATTCTGATAACAAGCCAATAAAACAGAATATAGATCAGAAAATTTCTGTATCTTGGACAGATACTCCTGATCTCGTTGACTTAGACGCAACATTAGTTGACGATATAAAAGACCCCGAGCTAAAATCCAATAGCACAGGGTCTTAATTTTTAACTCAGCCATTTAATCAATACAATTTTCTTTATTGATTACATCAGACCAATCTGTATCTTTTTCAACAAACCAAATCCATGATGAGGTAACTGTTTTTGTATTTTCATAGCCAGCTATATCATCATCTATTGCACACTTTTTGCCAACCATTACCTTCTTGTTAGCGCATGCGGTCATTGTCAAAGCTAATAAAATAATTAAAACTATTTTATTCATTTGATATGTACCCCCTTTCAAAGTTTATTTTTTTATTCATAAATAATATATCCGCCATTTTTTTTCATAAGCATAACTTTAGATGATAATTTTTGAGAAGTTTTTGATCTTACATTAAACTTTTTTTCTAACTTAAACTCTGTGTCCCAAATATCAATTATACTTATAAAACCTTTTTTTTTATTTGATATTTTGTTAAATTCTTTAATTAAAAATTTAACCATCTTGCACCATTTATTATATTTATTTAATTGTTTACCTTTCATTGTTTATCCTTTTTGATAAATGTGTTTGTTAAAAACATCGGGTAAAAAATTTACGCAAACAATATCTGAACTTGGATGTCCCACTTCGTACCAATCTACTGGACAAGTGTCTAACCACTCTTCAAATTCTTTTAGTAATTTTTCTTTTTTCTTACGCTCATACGCCTGCGCCTTATTTTTACTATCTCTATAGTCGTGTCCGTCATCTCGTTGTGTCATTATTCCTCGCTTGTTGATTTTTCCTCGTCTGTCTTTCTATTTATTATTTTGTAAGCTATAAATGCGCCAATAAGAAGGCAACCCATAGAATAAAAGAACATTAATACACCAAAGCCAGCACTCATTTTTTGCAACTTTTTAAATAGCTTTGTATTTCTCTTACCATCATTACACACATACCAGCAAAAACATTCCATTCTTTTACCTCGGATTTTAAAACCTTGTCTGTCTCTAAATCCTTTTGAAACTTAGACATAAATTTATGGAATCTTTTTTCGTATTTCTTAATTGCTTTATCTTTTGAGTTCATTAATACCCCCACATTTTAAAAGTTTTTTCAATCATATCTTTTAATTGATAAGTACAACAATAATCATTATCTTTGTTAGCTTTACATATTGCTTGTATCTCATCTATTAATTCATCTTTGTTTTTTAAATCATCTAATTCTAATTGCTCTTCTGTTTTCATTATTCCCCCTCGTTTAGCCAATTAGGCAAGCCATAGCTCATAGCCATAACCCCGCCAAATGTTATTAATAAACCTACAACAAAATCAAAATGGATTGCTAAGATAAAACCTAAAAAGGCTGAAGCAAAGCCAAGCAATAAACAAAGTAAGTGTTTCATTTAATTAGCTCCTCATTTTTTTTATTAATCCAAAATTTAGGATCAAGATTATAGTTATTTGCGGCTAGCTCTTTATGAGTTACAGTAACTGAGTTATTACGTTCACAGTTGCAAGCCTTCCTATATGGTAAAGGGTCAACCATTGAACCGATATTATTATTCCCGGTACTCTCAAACTTATTATAAAAATCCTCAATATTATTATAAGTTGCTTGAGCTGTTACAACTCTAAAAGTTCCTGAGATTAAATACAGTTCTTTTAAAAAGTCTCTGTAACCATGCCAACAGACGGCATTTACTTTTGATCTTGAGCCGTCTTTCTTTCTCATAAATCCAAGCCTTTGATACTTTTTCTCAGGTCCCAGATTTAATTTTACTCTATAACAATTACCGCTTACCTTACTAAAATCTAATTCGATCTTAAGGTTCTCAGCAATATAACAAAGCTTACCGATAAAGTTGGTAACTCCTCTCGTATTATATATTTTCATTTTTATACCTCATAGTTGTTTTATGACTTTGAACGTCAAAAGAATTTTATTAACACCAAATTTCAATCCTTTGTTATCCTATCACCATCAAAAGTCGGGTGTTGGTTTAAAATCACATTCAAAGTCATATAACCTTATCGGTTATAATTATGGCAACAATAAGACAATATATGCCTTAATTTAGACATAATATAAATTTAATTTACATTAAAACAATTATGAAATTTAAGTATAATAATGGGGGTTCAAAGTTTAAAGAAAGACGAGATTGTGTAATAAGATCAATCGCAATAGCGACTAATCAAGATTACATGAAAATTCTTAACGACTTTAAATCATTAATGAAAGAACCCCCATATAAAGGAGTTCCAAAAAAAATTTATAAAAAGTATTTAAAAGATATTAAATGGCGTTGGGTTCCAACTATGTTCATTGGTTCTGGTTGTAAGGTCCACATGAACGATAAAGAATTACCAAAAGGCACATTGATATTAAGCACATCAAGACACTTAACGTGTGTTATAGATCATGTAATTAATGACACCTACGACCCAAGTAGAGAAGGCAAGCGTTGCGTTTATGGTTATTGGTTAAAAGATTAAAGTTGGATTTTCCACATACAAGCGACATGCGCCAACCCCGCATATATAAACGGCAACAATACTTACCTATTAAGTTAATTTATTACCATCCCGGTATAGTGATAAGAAAAGATTATCAGTCATAATTAATTTATGCTGTAGCTTTTTGCGGTTTTTGCTTTTGTATTATGGGGGTATACCCCTAGCATGCGCCTATGTTTTATATATATATATACATGGGACTCGAGGACTCCCTTACACACAGCCACCCTTTGACAGACCTTTAAATATAAACTAAATATAGTATATGGATGAATTTACTAAACAAGATTTAGAATCAATATGCTTTGTAGAAAAAGAAACAAATGATGTAGTATTAATGTTTCAAGGTTTCTCAAATGAAAGCTCTGCGCATTTATTTATTACATTTGCAATGCTTTGTTTAGGATTTGATTATAAACCTACTGAAGATAGACCTAGTAAAACAATCCATTAGTTATGGATATTAAAATACCTTACACACCTCGTAGGCATCAGGCTTACTTACATAAACAAATATCTAAATTTAGATGGTCCGTCTTAGTTTGTCATAGAAGATTTGGCAAAACTGTGTGTATGATTAACCATTTAATAAGATCAGCACTTACATCTAAAAACAAAAATCCTAGGTTTGCCTATATTTCGCCAACATTCAAACAATCAAAAGCTATTGCTTGGGACTACATGAAACAGTTTACCGCCAAGATACCTTACACAAAGTTCAACGAAACAGAACTGAGAGTTGATTTACCAAATGGCTCTCGTATCACCTTGCTAGGCTCCGAGAACTCGGATAGCTTAAGAGGTATATACCTTGATGGCTGCGTAATTGATGAGTATGCAAACGTAACCGAAAAGCTATTTCCTGAAATAATTAGACCGGCTCTAAGTGATCGTAAGGGGTATTGCGTCTTTATAGGTACACCCCAAGGCATGAATAATAATTTTTATGATTTATACCAACATGCTCAAGGAGCTGAAGATTGGTTTCAATACAAAGCAAAGGCTAGCCAAACAAAGATAGTAGATCAAGAAGAGTTGACCAAAGCAAAAGAGGTTATGGGTGAAAAGAAGTTTTTGCAAGAGTTTGAATGTGATTGGATTGCAAACATAGAAGGTGCAATCTATGCAGATGAACTAGCAAAAATGGAAAACAAAAGGCAGATAAGCAGAGTTCCTTATGACCCTAGTCTACCAGTATCAACCGCATGGGACTTAGGAGTATCAGATCATAGTGCTATAATATTTTATCAACAATTAGGAAGAGCTATAAATATTATTGATTACCATGAGGAA